AGATGCAGCAACAGCCGAAGTCCCCTCGTCCTCTGGAGTTGGGGAACCCTCGGCTGCACTGAAGCGTCCTTCATTTCTGCTCATATTTTAAAACCTTTCTTAAGAAACAATTGTCGGATGTTTAGCCTGATTGTGTCTTCTGTGCCCAATCAAATGAGATTTCCATTGAAAGCTCAAGCATTTCATCCGATGTATAATCTAAACTACCACCGTAATCCACATTTGTTAAGAAAGCATTACGGAGAGTCCATTCCTCAATGACCATTCCGCTGCCATCCATCAACTGTAGTTGAGGGTCGCCACCAAAAGCATCACTAAATCCTTGCTTAGAAAGAGAATTAGCAGTCAAGCCTGGGGACTCATCGGGAAAGAAATATCCAGCAACTCTAAAGTAATCATAGAGTAAGTCTGTTGGGTCTTCAATTCCCTGAGATGGAGCGACCATCGTTACCGTAATCGGATCCCAAGTAACACGACCTGGGAACTTAAAATTGTAATCGAAGTAGCTATGTTCTATTGTGGAAACATTTGCCTTGGGCATTGTTGCCGTTTTGACATAGTACTCCGCCACATCACCTAGCTTAAGTTTAAACTTAAATCTTCTTTTTGGATCAACTCCGGCTTGAGCCCAACTGATTGCCATTTTTATATTTCTCCCTTAATAATAAGTAGCTATGAAACTAACTTTTAATCCTCAAAACTCGCACCACTGTTTGTAACAACAAAGTCAATGGCGAAGAACTCAACCGCACGAGTCGGCTTGACCAACAACTTGGCATAAATGACGTTTTGGTCAATTAGGTCAGGAGTTGTTGTCGTCTCGTCGAGAACGAGGCGGAACTCATCAATTCCAAACCTAGACTTAACATCATTAAGCACCACAGAAGCTTGCCGTCTGAACCTGTCCCAAGTTGTTTGGACATTGGGATCAAACAAGAGTCTTGAAGCAATGAATGAAATCTCACGCTTGAGATAGATCATCAAGCGACGAACATTAATTCTGTCAAGCGCCGAAGCTGTTTGCTGGAGGGTTTTTTGTCCGAAGACCACAATTCCTTCAGCGGGGAACTTAGCGATTGGGTTAATGTTTGCCTCATAAAGGTCATCTCTGTTATCTTGTGTATACTTTCTAGAAACATCCAATACTGGCAAGCCAGCAGCACCCTCTGTAAGACCGCCACGAGTGAAACCTGCGGGAGCGAACCAAGGACCCTGCTTCTTGTCTGTGCTTGCGAGCACCCCAAGAGCAACTACCGAAGGCGGTACCCACACACTTCTTGTGTTAATGCTATCTTGGATCATAACCCAAGGTGCATAAGTAGCAGCATAACTATTATTGATATTTCTATCCTTAAGAGTATCAGCAGCTTGCTTGACCGTTGCAGCGTTTCTTGAAGAAACACTTTCGGTTCCTTCAGAGTCTGGTGTATAAATGTTATCAATGTCAATGATTGCCAAAGAATCTGCACGATCCTCTGTGACATCAATCAAGTGTTGAGTAACATTGTTCTGAATGATACCAGGCAACGTGACAACGTTGTACTGTGCGTCCTCTGGGTCAGAAACAATATTAATTGCTCTCTTCAGAGTATGCAACTGATAAGAAGTCTTTTCATTTGTTGCCGAACTGAACCCTGTATTTCTAAAGGGGTCTTTCTCAGTAACATCAAAGCCTTCAAAGCCACCGTGTAGGACCGTTGTAAAGCGATCTAGTCCGGCAGCAAGAGATGCCGAGTAAGATGTCTGAGCAGCGGTATAGCTTTGGTTAGCTGTGCCAACCAACTGACGAGATCCAGAAACAAACTCGAACCCTTCACCGGCTGATCCCGAAAGATCATCCAAGGAGAAGTGCCAAGAGATGACCAAAGGATCATCTTGTGCCCGGTCCTGATTTGGACTTGACTGAAGATCGTGAGCAGTGCTAGCTGGGCTTGTTTGCAAGCCTTTTGGACGAACTCTGACCATATCAAGAACAGCCGGGTTAAATGTGACGTCTCTGGTTGTCTTACCAGTCCAAGCTCCCCAATATGTGTATTCAAGGTTCTTGGGAGTTCCCCAAGAATCTTGTTTACGAAGAGGGACAGACGGGAAGACCACAGATGCAGTCAAGCCACCTTGTCCGCCAAGACCCGCAATAAGTCCGGGTCCAGCAGCAGCGCCGTCTAGGTTTGCGACTGTACCACTGTAGCCACCCATGTGTCCAAATCGGTTTCCATCGCCGCCATCAATCATCGAGGCGATCTGCCCACGAGACATACTGAGGTCCGTTGCGCCGATGACACCATTTCCGGTTCCAGAGACACTTGGAGTACCACTTGAGGCACTCAAAATTGAAACAGAGCGGTAGGTAAGAGGTCCGAAGACACCGAAAGGAAGAAGCTCTGGAGTTGTTGCACCAGCTTCTACATCACCGTCCATTTCAACACGGATATACTTAGACTTATTGGCGTATTGACCGTATTCTCTGTTTCTCTTTTCCGTTGAATCATAATCAACAAACTTATCACCAATCTTTCTGGCGAGGTAGTTCTGAGAAGCCGGGTTTAGGTTACAGTTATCGTATCTTTCTAGAATAGTTGGCTTGTTGTCACTATCTTGAAGATCACGGACAACAACACTGAAAGATCCGAACTGCTCAAAGTCTCCACGAGGAGCCTTAATTTTCTCTATCGATACTTTTACGGTATTTTGTACCCACTCACCAGCAGTCAACGCTTCAAAGCGGAAAAGTTGTTGCTGATTTGTTGCATCATAAGTTGCTGCCGCATCACCTTGTGCAAGCTGCTGCGAGAAGTAAAAACCTGTAGTACTCTTAGTAGCACCAAACTGGAAGTCATTTGCTACTTCAGTAATAGCCTGTTGATTACGAAGGGGAAGGATTGCAGCCCAAGCCTTCGTATCCGCCACGGCAGAGTTGCCAGCGGCACCAGAGGCCACCAGTTCACCCATCGATGCTTGCATTCTTGGTCCAAGGGCAGACTCAAAGGTTTCGCCGAGCCACATTCTTCCGCCTTGACTGGAGGATGCTGTGCTGCGACGAGTAATGCTTTCGTTTGTTACCGTTGGATTAGTATTGAGAACGTTACGGATAAAGTTATTCTTGTTAGAGTTCATGCTAACTGTAACTTTCTCAAGGGCTCCAAAGGTTCCGTCCTTAGACACCAACAAATCAATGTCGCCATTAGTATTTGTTGTGTAAAGCTCAGAAACAGATGCTGTTATTTCAGCATCTCCTCTTGTACCAGACAAAAGAATACGTCCAGCAGCGTTGTAAAATACGGCTGCAAGAGCACCAGTCACTGCTGCTCCCTGCCCTATAGCCGAGTTGAGCGTACCTGAAGGCCATAAAAAGAGACCAAAGGCACCACCAGCGGCTGGATCGTTACTAAGAGTACCGGCTTTATATCCAGCAAACCCTGTCGTGACGTTGGGGTCCTGGACACCAACTGTACGCATGAATGTAAGAGGTGAGCCATTTCTTAGCCAAGCTTGAGCAGCATATGGTCCATATGTTGCACCTAGCGTATTACCATATCTAGAAATATCTCCCGACTCGTTACCAGCTTGGGGATTTCCAAACAGATCAACGAAATCAGAAAAAGAACTTATAGTTTGAGGCACCATTGCTGGTCCCTTAACTGCTCTACCAATAACCATAGGTCCAACTCCTGCTGGGGTGGCAGGTAATTGGCTGTTGTCTATCTCATCTACGAATACTCCGGGTGAAATAAACTTGAACTTGCTTGTGGGATCGTTCGCCATTTTTTCTTTGTTCTCCTCTTAAGCTAACAAATTATTCAATCGTTACGCACGATTGCTAATAATAAATAGTAACGCAAACCTCTAAACTCCTTCCAGTTTAAGGTCTGTACTTATCTTTTCGTCCAGCTTGAAATTCTGGTTCCTCGTCTAACATAGATCTTTCCCTGGAAAACCTTATTTTTGCTGCACTTTGACGCTTGACCGTGATAGGGGTGTTTTGATTGTCTCTATCGCCAACTAGGTAGCCAAGAACCTTTAGAGTCAAAGTTGTCTTAAAAATTCTTTCTGTGACATCTAGTCCATCGGCTTTAAAGTCTATGGCATAGTTTGGATCTAAGAAAGCCTCATAAGAATTACTCTCGTGAGATACCTTAAAAACACTTGGATCACCCGTGAAGGTATGAAATTTTGTTAATACTTGATTCATTTGCTGTTGATACTCAGTCACAATGTCGATTGCATAGGTCATCTCTACGAATGTAGGCATTGGAATAAGCAGTGTCTCATAGACAATGTTTTTGTTTTTACCTGGAAAGGTTTGACGGTTTTTGTCTTGGCCGCCAGTAGATTTACGAATAGCATTTGCATTGGCAAACTTTTGTGTTTGTTCTTGTTCAACCTGGCGGGCAATTGCTATAGACCCACCCCTATCATAGTAATCAAAATACGGTGGGACATTAAGTCCATAGATTCCTTTGTTGGCAGGATTTTGCATAACACTATTTTTGTTTATTGATATCAACGGGTATATCAAAGTTCTTCCGTTAGGTCTCAAACCGGGATCATTCTTAATCTGGTAAGCTCTTTCGGGCAAAGAATACAGAACTGGCACCTTCTCCCATCCTTCGTTTGTATCTACAGAGATATTTAATTTTTCGTCTACAAATTTATATACAGCAAAATCTATATCTTCTATTTTTGAAGGAGATAAAGAATATGATG